AGACTATAAAATAGAATTAATAGAAGAATATGCGTGTAATAATAAAGCACAATTAGAAAGAAAAGAAGGTGAATATATTAAAGCTAATGAGTGTGTTAATAAACGAGTAGAAGGAAGGACATTAAAAGAATATAGAATTGATAATACTGATAAAATTAAAGAACAAACAAAACAGTATAAAATAAATAATGCTGATAAAATTAAAGAACAACAAAAACAATATTATATTGATAATGCTGATAAAATTAAAGAATACTATAAACAATACTATTTAAAAAATAAGAGAGATTAAGCAAAAATTAAATATTTGAGTATAATATAAATGGCTGATTGGAACAAGAAGATTGAAGATGTATTAGATAATATTAGAATAAACTCATTATATTTGTCTAGTAAACATAAAGCAAGATATTTTAGTTTAAGTAATTCTATTAAATGGTATAGACTTCCTGTAATTATATTAAGCGGTGCAAATTCAATTATAGCAGTTGGATTACAACCCTATATAGAACAAGGAATAATTAGTTTAACAAATTCATTAATAGCTTTATTGTGCGGAATTATTGGATCAATCGAACTATATTTAAAGAAGAACTCACGCATGGAAGCAGACTTAATCAGTTATACACAATTTTATTTATTAAGTGTAGAAATATATAAGACTTTATCACTATTAAAAGAAAATCGTCCAATACCAGCAAAAGAGTATTTACAAAAGATATTTAATGAATATACAAAATTAATAGAAAGTAGTAACCCTTTAGAAACTGCAATAACAGATAAATTACTCCCTATTGAATTAAATGGATTTATAACATTAGATACAACCCAACATATTACTCATTCAGCAGAACAAGATAATCTTTAAAATTATAATATAATTGTTTTAAAATATAATATAATAAATTTTTAATCTGTTATATTATATATAAATGAGTTGTTCTATTTTAGACGAAGTCTTTAAGAATAAAGCGATTACAGAAAGTTCTAAAAAGTTATATTGTAGTAATTTAAAAAGATTAAATGGAGGTTTAGAAGTTAAAGACTTTAAGTTTTTAGCAAATGCCGATAAAGTAGCTGAAACCATTAAAGAAAGCAAACCGAATACACAGCGAAATTATTATATTGTTATATGCTCTGTTTTAGGAGAATTAAAAAAAGACAATAAAAAATATCAGAAATTATATGATGTGTACTATAAAATATTAACTGAACTAAATACTACTTTAAAGGATCAGACTGCAAAAACGACTACTGAAAATGAGAACTGGTTAAATAAAGAAAGTATTATAGCAAAATTAGAAGACAAGAAGGAGATATTAAAAGAAATAACTAAAAAAAGAAAGATTAATAAAGAACAATTTGAGAGATTATTAGACTTAATAGTTTTAGGATTGTATACGCTCATGCCCCCTAGACGAAACATAGACTATCTAAATTCTTTCATTATTACTAATGCTTATAATGCCGAAGAACATGGAACAGAAAAGAATTATGTTGATTTAGCAAATAAAACTTTTGTATTTAATAACTATAAAACGGCTGGAACATATAAAACCCAAATAGTCCCTATTAATGAGGAATTATTTAATATTATAAAATTATATATTAAATTTAGAAATGATAAATCCTCAAATATACCCTTTTTGGTTGACTATGAAAATAATCCAATAATGGAAAGTAATGCTATTACAAAGAAATTAAATGCTATTTTTGATGGAAAAAAAATTGGTTCATCTATGCTTCGTAAAATGTACTTAACTAATCGTTATAGTGATGTAATAGAAAACATGAAGGAAGATGCGGAGAATATGGGAACCAGCACAGGAGTAATGCAAACTAATTATATTAAGCAAACAACTTAAAAAGAAAAAATTAGAAAAGGAATAAAAATTTGTTTTAAAATTTTATATATAATATTATAATTAATAATATATATAAATATGGCTGATAGAACGTACGACTTGCTTATAGACACCGCAGAAAATAGAAAGATTGCTGAAACATTAAGACGCTATAACAACATTAAAAACACTAACGGACAACCTAATTATCTTTGGCGTGTTCCTCATATTAGCGGACAACCATCATTAAAAGGTGGTTCATGTTGCTCTGAATGCAAAATGACTGGTGGTGCTATGCCTAATAGTGTTCTTTTACAAATGGACGAACGACAGACCCTACAAAGACCACGAGGAATGGTTAGTCCGTATACACAACCACCGGATAAATATATTATATCAGGAAACAGACCCCTTTATCCTCAATTTAATTCTGTTGAATTAGATGCTTTAAATAATAGAAAAGTTGGCGGAGGCTGGGGAGCTGTTGAAGGCTATAATCCTGACGGAACTAAAATGACTAAAGAACAATATGAAGCGTATTTAAAAAAACCAAGACCAAGGCCGATGTATGTAGGAAGTGAGAAAAAATATTTAATAAGACCTGATGTAATGCCTAGTCCTGTAATGCCTAAACCTGAAATAGTATTAGAAGGAAGCGGTGCTTGGGGTGCTTTAGCAAAAGCAGGAGCAAAAACAGGAGCAAAATATGCGGTTCAAGGTGCTAAATTAGGATTAAAAGGAGTAAAAGAAGGTGCTAAAATTGCTGTAATGGTTGCTAATAATCCAGTAGTTAAAGAAGTAGTTAGCGAAATAGCAAAAGATAAAGAGGTGCAACAAGCAGTTATAGGACAAATTACATCTATGATTAAAGGAAAGGCTGCCGAAAATGTTGTAGAAGATGCAAAAGATGGAGAATTAGAAGGCGGAAGAATTAAGAAAGGAAAATCACCAAGAGGAAAAACAGATGGAAGAGCAAAACGAGCTGAAATTGTTAAACAAGTTATGAAGCAACACAACTTGAAGCTAATAGAAGCGAGCCAATATGTTAAAAAACACAATTTATATTAAATAAACTATATAAAGAGAAAACATTAAATTAATAAAATGGTAAATTATCAAAACAGCAAAATATACAAATTATATAGTCCATCTAAAAATATTATTTATATAGGTTCAACTACTCAACCATTATGTAAAAGATTAGCACTTCATTTAAGCGATTATAAAATGTATAATAATAATAATTCTAAAAAATACTACACTTCATTTTTAGTATTAGATTGTGAAGATTATAAAATTGAATTGTTAGAAGACTATTCGTGCAATAATAGGCAACAATTAGAAAAGAAAGAAGGTGAATATATTAAAACTAATGAGTGTGTTAATAAAATTATAGTAGGTAGAACATTACAAGAATATTATAATGATAATATTGATAAAATTAAAGAATTAAAAAAAAAATATAATATTGATAATGCTAATAAAATTAGTGAATACAATAAAGAATATAGAACAACTAATCTTGATAAAGTAAATAATCAACAGAAACAATGGAAAATAGATAATATTGATAAAGTAAAACAATATAGGATAGATAATACCGATAAAAGAAAACAATACTTAATTGATAATGCTGATAAAATAAGAGAACAAAGTAAACTATATATGAGAGAATATAGATTAAAGAAAAAAGCAGAAATTAATTAAATGTTTTAAATTTATATATATTAATAAATATTTAATAATATATATATATATTAACAGATGCCAAGCATACCGAACTATAGTATTGATGAAGTAGACATGAGCGAGTTAAATAGAATTAAACGAGCATTAATGAACGCATCAAGTACTAATATGTTAAAACTAACAAATAAACCTGATACTGACCCTACTGATGGAGAAGCTGATTCGGCTTTAAGAAAAATAACACAAGAAATTTATAAAGTAGTTAGTTCATTAGAAGTTTTTACTGATGGCTTACAAATGGATAGAGAGGTTCTAACATTTGAAACCTTTAAATTAGAAAATATTACAAATGTAAAAGAGAATTTTAAACGAAGCGTTAAATCATCAGTAACAATAGCCGCTTCCATGAAAGACATTACAAGACAATTACAAGATTTAGCACCTAATTTTAATTATGTTATATTGTCTAGTGTTACAGATTTTAAAGAAGCATTTAGTGAATTATTAGTAGCTTATGAAAATTATGTAAAAACAGCAACAGATATTATTAAGTATTTAGTAGGCGATGGACTTATGCAAAGTAAAGGTTATGAATTAATGCAGGTTGAAAAAATGATCCCACAAAAAACCAAAAAAGGAAAAGTAAAAATGATACCAAGCGGAGAATTTGAAGAACCTGAATTTAAACCGAAAATAACAGATGCGATAGTTCAAGCTAAAATGGATGAATTAAAGAAAAAAGATAATTATGAATATAGATTTAATAATCCAAAATCTAAAGAATATATTGACCCAGCAGACACAAGCCCTGAAACACAGATAAAACGAGATAAACTTGAAGCATATTATATAAATACAGCGATGATAGAAGCAGGTGTCGGAGATGTTTTAGAACCTGCTGTCTATGAAACTGTTTTTGATGTAAAAGAAACAAGAGCAGATAGTGATGCACAACGAAGAGTAAAAACATTAGATTTATTAAATAGGGAAATTAAGAAAATAAATGATCCAGTTGCTAAACAAATGACTTCTATATATAGTGCTTTTACTCTTTTAAGACAAGTATACGAAGCTTTAGTTATGAATTTTAATGAAGCAAGAGTGCAAGTAATGCCTGAAAGTGTAGACACACAATCAACAGGAACAGGAGCAGGAACTATGGAAGGTGGAAGATTACCAGTAGGTTTAGCACACCCAAGCAGAAAAGAATTAGCGATGTACTACGCAAGCGGATTACCGAAATATATATAAAGTCCCTTTTAAAAAAAGGAACACAAAAATAACTAATAAAATCTCTCAAAAATAAAAAAATAAATGTCTAAAAAAATATATATTATTTTAATAAATTAATAATATATAAAAATGCCTAGACAAAAGAAAGTAAAATTAATTGGATTAGGACTTCCTGCTAATTTGTTAAAAGAATTTATTGACCTTTCATATAGAGGCAACACTTCAATAGCTCCTGAAGGTTATGATATTGACGCTCCTCTATCCGATTCAAGAGTTAAAGTATATCAGAAAAAAGGTTCAAAACAAGTTATAGTTACTCATCGTGGATCTGTTGGACTTGCTGACTGGTGGGATAATGCTAAATTTTTAGTTGCTGGAAAAGTAAAGAGTACTAAAACTTTTAAATTACATAGAGAAAGACAATTAAAAGCAGTTGAAAAATATGGTGGAGAAAACATCATAGGTTTAGGACATAGCAGAGCAGGTTTATACTTACAAGAAATGCAGAAAGACCCAGCAACAAAACTCGGTGAAATTATAACTTATAATAAAGCAGTTGGATTTTATGACGCTTTAAGAGAAAACCCTGAAGAGCAGACTGATGTAAAAGTAAAAAATGATTTTGTAAGTTTATTAAGTGGACTACAAAAACGCCCTAATAAAATGGTTGAAATTGATGTGACACCTAATCCATTAGACTTTAACAAAGCACATCAACCAGCAGAATTAGAAAAATTAGGAGACACATTTATAGGGAAAAAAGAAGAAATAGAAGGAGGAGCATGGTTTGCTGACCCTCTACCATTTCAAGCGATGCGTTATGCTTCTAATAAAACAGGACTTTCAGGAAGCGGTCGTGCACCATCACCTAAAACATTAGACCAATTAAAGAAAATGTTAAAAACTTTAGAAAAGCAGTTAATTAATATTAATAAAGGAAAAGTTTATAAGACAACAAATAAAGATAAAGTTAGTTATGAAATTAGTTATACAAAAGCAAGAATTGCAAATCATGAAACAAAAGGAGAAGATCTAATTATTACTAAAAAAGCAAAATATAAAGATGAACTACCAGCAAAAGCGAAGGCATATAAAGCGAAAGCGGTTAAACCAAAAAAAGAAGTTAAAATAGAGATAGTAGAACTTAAACCTGAACCAAAGAAAGAAGAACCAAAGAAAGAAGAACCAAAGAAAGAAGAACCTAAAATAGAAGTTCCAACACCTGAACCTACATCTAAAAAAATACTACCTTTAATAAACAAATTAGAAAGTAAAATAAAAGAATTTGAAGCATTAGGAAAAAAACATGGAGCAGTTATTTATAACGGCGAGGGATTTACACAGGTTGTAGCATATATAGCATTATTAATTGAATATGAGGCTAAATGTGCTATTATAGGAGGAAAAGATTTAACAAATTATGGTATTAATTCAATATTAGATTCAGAACAGAACACAAATTTTTATAGTAAAGCCGAAAAGTTAAGCAGCGATTTATTAGACTGCATTAAACGAGGTGATAAAATGATTGCTATGCCTTTAAATTTAAATTTTGGAACTTCAAGTACAGGACACGCTAATCTATTAATTTATAGACCTTATGAAAATACTATTGAGAGATTTGAACCATACGGAGATTTACCTAATGCTAGTGCTGAAAAAATATTTAATCAAGTTTTAAAAAGAATGTTTGAAGTAGAAATGAAACCTTATTTAAAAGAATTAACACCAAAATTTATATCACCGGATCAAGTTTGTCCTAACATAAAAGGATTTCAAGCATTAGAAGAGCAATTAGGACTATTAGAACAAGAAGGAGGAGGATTTTGTGCTATGTGGTCTTTATTTATATTAGAATTAATTTTTTTAAATCCTACATTATCAACAAAAGAAATAATAGAAAAAGGGTTAACACTAGCAAAATCAAAACCACAATATTTAAGAAATGTTATTAGAGGTTATGTATTGAAAACTGAAAAAATGTTAGATAGTTATGTTAAAAAAATAGGTATTAATGATGGGTTTAATTTTAAAATACCGAAGAAGTTAAAAAAGAGTTCAACATTATTTCAGGAACAATTATTAAATCTACTTTTAAGTTTTGGTGGTGAAAATTCCAACATCAAAGAATTAGAAGAAACTATACCACGCAATAAAAGACTTGATGCACTACGAGATTTGTTATCAACAAAAACAAATAAAGAAATAAATGACATGGCTAAAATCATATTTAAATCTAATTTTGGAGTTCATAATTATAAAAAATGGAATGTTGAAGATATGACAACTTTTATAATCAAAACTTATTTAATTCCTAATGTACCTAAATATAAACCCAGTTATGAAGATGAAATACTTAAATATTTTGCTAATCCTGAACTAGAAGGAGGAGGATTTTTATGGACTACTAAAGAAGAAAAGGAAGAGCGAAGAGCAAAACGAAAAGCAAGAGAAGCAGAAGAAAAGGCTAAAAAAGAAAAAGACAAAGAAGATTGGGATAATAAACTAATAGCATTAACAGAAAGAATTAAAAAAAAACAGAAACAAAAAGGGGAAACAGCACCAAAAGCAGTAGACACAGCACCAAAAGCAGAAGACACAGCACCAAAAGCAATTGAAAGCACACAACAAGGAATAGAAGAAGGACAACAAGGAATAGAAGAAGGAGAACCTATGGCTGGAGCAGGATTTAATTATTTAGACGCTGTAGCATATCCAATTAATCCAGTATATAATTATAGAAATTATGGTGAAATACCATCTATTATAGAATCAGAAGATGAATTTTTAGTAGGCGGATCATTTACAGATATGGCTGGAATGAATTGTGATAAAACAACTGGAGAATGTTTCAATCCAGTATGGGAAAAGCAAAAAATTAAACGCCAAATATTAAGTGAATATAAAATATGGTATTGGCCGTGGGGTGCACCACCAGCAGGACATATACGAATGGCTTGGTTAGAACCTATGATACAAGAGAGATACCAACCATTATATGAAGAGTTTGTTAAAAGACGAAATGTTAATATTGGACTTCCTCCTGATGCTAGTAAAGATAGATTCGCCCAACAAATGTTTAGTAATTTAACAGATGGTTTAAGTTATGTACCTATATTTAATACCGCTACAAGTTTAGGATTATCGGCAGCCTCATCTTTAGCGGATACTAAAAAAGAAGATGGGTCTTAAATCTCTCAAATTACAAAAATTAAATTATAAAAATAATATAATAATAAATAAAATATTATTATAGTATATATAAATGAGCTATACTAACAATCTCTTTAAAATTGATAATGTCCCTGACGAAGTCATAAGAGAAAGATTAATAACCCCTTTAAGTAATGGAGATGTTGAGAGATATTTTGGAAGTGGAACAGAAAGCGAAATAATGAAGTATAGTGATTTAGACAATTATGAAACTATTGATGATTTACTACCTAAACCCTTTGATTATAGAATTTTACTTATTGAAACGAAGCAAAATGTCGGACACTGGGTTTTAATACTCAAATATAATAATACTATTGAATACTTTAATAGTTATGGAGTTAATGCAGACATTCAAAAAAATAGTTTAAATAGAATGATGAATAGAATGTTAGGACAAAAAGAGGATTTTATAACAAAACTATTAAAAAACTCTAAATATAAGTACACAATTAATAATATACCTTTTCAATCTAAAAATCCTCAAATAGCTACATGTGGCCGTTGGTGTATTATAAGAATATTAACAGCAGAAAAGACAGGAATGAATTTACCAGCGTTTACTAGTTATGTATTAAGGAATTGTGAAAAAATGAGGGTTAGTCCTGATGAATTTGTTTCTATTTTTATAACATAACAATCTCTCAAATATTAAATATAATAATATAATAATTATAATATATTATTATTATAAATGGCGAATGAAATAGAAAAACCGAAGAAAGAGAAGAAAGACCGGAAAACATATATTAAGGACTACAATACGAAGTATTATGAGGAACACAAGCAGGAAATATTAGTGCAGAAAAAGCAGTCAAGACAGGAGACGCAAGATGAAGCATTAAAAAAGGAGCTTATTAAATGGAAAGAGGATAAGCTTAATGATCCACATGCTTACGAACCATTTTATTATGATAATCTCTCAAATATTAAAAAATAAAATATAATATATATATAAATGATTAAATTAATTGGTGTATACGAATCTACAACAAAGAACAAAAAATTAGTAGCTCTATTTAATGTAAATGATAAACTGAAAAAGGTTAATTTCGGTTCTAAAAATAGTAAGACCTATTTAG